TTGATTTTGAGGAATTTCTCAGCAACCGCGAGGTTGATGAGACGTGGATTGATGATGATGATCTTGATGGTGACTATGACTGGGATGATGAGTCGGATTATTATCCTGATTCTGAGTCTGAGGCCGAGGCTACTTTTAAGCCCCCGCGTCGCTTGCCCCCTTTTGGCCCCAAGGAGAAATCCAAGGGTGCTGCCCGTGGACCTGCCCCTGTTGCTGCCGCCCCTCGCGTCACGAAAGCCGAGGCTCCTGCTCCCACCCCCCTTGGCCCCCCCAAGGCTATGGGTGGTGTTGATGCGGATGCTAAGGCCCTCATTGCCTCCCTTCGTAAGGAGGTTGACGCTTTGAAGAAGGCTGCTGCCGCTAAGGCCCCGGTCCCTCCCCCTTTGGCTGTCAAGCCCGTTCCCGCGCCCGTTCTCCCAAAGCCTGCTGAAAAGCCGGCTGCTGCTGCCGTCCCCGCCACTGCTGGTGCGCCTGCCCCTGAGGCGGGTGCCCCGAAGCCCAAAAAACCTCGCCGTGGTAAGAAGAAGGCAGCTGTCAAGGAGACTGACGCCGTCCCTCCTGTTGTTGCCGATGCTGCCCCGCCTGCTCCCGCTGTTCTCGTTGCTGCTCCCAAGCTCGCTGCCCCTGTTCCCCCTCCTGCTTCGGCTGAGGGTGCTGGAATTGGTCGCCCTGTTTCTATGGAGTTTGCGCGCCGTATTGCGAAGTTTGCTAGTGGATCTGATGCCTGCCTCGTCCCTGTTTTTGCTAATTGGGTTATTTGTTCGTCTCATGTCAAGGCCTACCTTGAACAGAGGTTTGGTCTCGAGGAGAAACTCTGGAGTTGTCTCTCCGAGGAGGTTGTGAAAACGACCTTTGGTGATGAGCACTTGTGGGCTATCCCCAAGAAGCACCTTGGCATGGGCAACATTGGTGGTCTTCCTTTTAAGGAATGCCCCCAGCCCGCTGGACAGCAGATTTTCTTGTGCAACCAGGACAACAACCTTGTTTCGGGGTTCTTGAGGAAACTTGAGGGCCCTGCTGGTATTCATGATGGCGAGACGCGTGCTGGTGATTGCAACACTCCGGTGATGCTCAACGGCGCTTGCATCGGCCTTCATGTTGGGACTCTTGGTGACCGTGCCAATCGATTCTTTGCCATCACTCCTGCAGTTTTGGCTTCCCTGGGAACCCTCCAAAAGAAGGACCAGGGAAACTAGTGGTCCGGGGCCGCCAGCTCAGCTGGTGGACCCCGGAATCTGGTGGAAAGTTGAATGAGATAAAGATCAATGCGGGTCGTCCGACTCGCATGCCTAATCTGCCATGCGGGACCCTTGAGTATATCGGGTCCTTCAATGGTTACTCTTCGCATCCTAAAGGTCTCCAGCCACGGGAAGAATTGCTTGAAATGTTTGCCGACTATGACTTGACTGCCTACCAATCCCCTGCC